TTGGTTTAGGTATCGGTAAAGCAATTGGTAACTCAGGTGGAAAACTAGGCCAGTTGTATAAGATGAATAGACCCGTCATGCGAGCTTGGATTTAATTTCTATTTAAGATAACTTATGATAACTATAGCTGAGATTAGATTGGAGAGGGAGTGGTATATCCACCCTAGGCATAACTATGTCTAAAGATGTTGTAACTTTCTATGCTGAACTTGCATTGAATGCTGGATGGATTGAATACGTTAGACAAAGAGTAAAAGATTTAGAACAAGATTCAAGTGGTATGTGGATAGGGTTAGGTAAAGCAATAGCTAAAAGAATGAAAGAATTGCAATGACATTTTTAGTAACATTTAAAGTGCCTGGCAAACCACAAGGCAAAGGCCGTCCCCGATTTGCTAGGCGTGGTAAATTTGTATCTACGTACACAGATGAAAAAACAAAGACCTACGAAAATCAAATAAGTGACATTGCAATGGTTGCTATGGGGGCATCTGAACCCTTAAAGACCCCCTTGGTGGCATTTATTTACATTTCTTACCCTATACCAGCGTCCTACTCTAAAACACGCAAGGCAGACTGTTTAAACGGTTTGGAACGACCAACAAAGAAACCTGACATTGATAACATAGTAAAAGCATTTCTTGATAGCATGAATGGTATTGTTTATGTTGACGATGCACAGGTTGTTGATTTGTTTACTACTAAAGTTTATGGTGAACCTTACGTTGAAGTAATAATTAAGGAGACAGAATGAGTACCATTGTTTTAACTTTAACTTTATTTGGTTTAATTTGTTTAATATCAATATTGGGGGTTTTATTATGGCTACTGGTAGAAACACTATCGCACTAGGTTGGAAAAAAAGAAAAATGACAAAAAACAAAGCATTAGAAATGGCGCTTGAGTTGATTGAACAGCTCAACATGGATGGTTGGGTGTTAGCAGACTTTGAACCACAGATGTACGCCTGTATTGCCGCCATAAAAGAAACATTGTCACAACCAGTAAAAGGATCGTGTGCTGAATGTGGTGTTGGTGGTGGCCACGCCCTATATTGCGTTGCTTGTGCTGAAAAATATGTCTAAACGTCAAAAGGGAAAAAATGAGTCCTGAAAAACACGCTGAATTTATTGGTAACTTTGCAAGTAACTATGCTAATGCTAAATCCAACAGAATAGGCAATGAATTGAAATTAAAGACTACTAAAGCAATCCTGATGCAACAAGCATTTGCCGATGGAATTACACAAGTAGCAGCTCAAGAACGTGATGCCCTCGCAAACCCTGTTTACATATCCTTAATTGATGAGTTAATCTTCTCGGTCAAAGAAGAAGAAACTTTGAAGTATCAATTAGAATCCTCACGCCTACATATTGATGTGTGGCGCACTAGAGAAGCCTCAGAACGATTAGCTATAAGGTCACACGAATGAAATGTCCAATATGCCAACGAAACGGTAAGATTTTAGAGACAAGATCAAATGAAGACGATACAAAAAGAAGACGATACACCTGCACCCAAGGGCATAGATATACAACCCGTGAAGTCATACTTGAAAACACAATATGTACGGAACAAACGGTTATTGGAAGTAGTCGCAAGCCTGAATTGCCAAAACTGTGGGCATTACCAATCGCAGGCGGCACACTCTAACTGGCATGGCGGTAAAGGGCGTGGCATCAAGGCAAGCGATAACTATGTTGCTGCTTTATGCCAATCGTGCCATCACGATGTAGATCAAGGAAATGAGCTAACCAAAGATGAGCGACAGACTATATGGGTCAACGCACATTTAAAGACCTTGCATTATCTTTTGATAACCGACCAATGGCCTATAAACGTGCCTATAACCGACTTGTACAAAAAGATGTACTTACCCCTTGCGTAGAGCTGGGATGCCTGCCTTGGGCTGATTCATGCTTGGGCTTGGGCTATGTCTAGGATGAGCGTGGGTAATATCAGTCTTTTCGTGCTTTTTTAACTCTTTTTCAAGCGCCATGACATGCTCACGCTCTTTGCGGTATTCTCTAACCACTTCATAATTAGATGGTTGAGATTTAGCAGATTTGTGCTGAGTAACTGTGAAGTTTGTGGCCATGTAATTCCCCTTTTTTCAATTATAAAACAAAATATATTTTAAATATTCCCTAATTTACAACAAAAATACATATATAAATGTCACAAACTTAGTCCAAAATGAAGTTTTAACCAAGGAGCAATCATGGAATATACTTTGAAAATTGAAGATTGGGAAACAACCGTTACTATTGAAACAGACAATGTTGATGTATTAGAGAAATTAAGTGAAGCAGTTTATCTTGCTTTACAAGATGACGAAGAAGAAGAAGAAGAAGACGCTGAATAAGGTCTTACCACTTCTTAAAGGGGTCTTAAAGGCCCCTTTTTTTATACCTTAATTACTTTACCCCTAAATTCAACGTGTTTAGCATCCACTACGTTGACTACTTCAGGCCACAACATATGCCCTCGATGGAATGTAAGCACTACAAAGCCTGACCTCCAATTGGTAGGAGAGTTTTCTAAATAGTTTTCAAATTGTGGTCCAGTTGGATCAGCTAATGTGCCTGTGTCAACACCAAATCTTGTTCCGTTGTAATCGTTAAACGGTGTGACTTTTAAGCTATGAAGATGGCCAGTAACCATTGAAACGCCCGCATTTACGGTGTTATTATGAGTCGCATGAACTCCACCTTTCCACCTGTGTTTAACAATTACGCTATCTGTTATCCAAGTGGACCAACATGGTTCCCATAGTGGGAAGTGGTCTTTTAAGCTAAACCCCTTAACAAATTCATACTGTGGAGCATTAGCAGCAAGTCTTGTTTCGTAGCGACTGTCATGGTTACCCAAAGGCCATATCAACTTAACCTTGTGGTTGACCTTCTTAGCTTCATCTTCTATCTCTCCAAGGGCTATCTCACACGCTTTAAGCTCTTGAATAATGCTTGGCGTACTATCGAATCCGATGCGTGGATACCTAGATATTGAAGCTCCGTCAAAGGCGTCACCATTATTGATAACTGCTTTAAGTCCCTCAACATTTTGAATAGCCCAAATCAATCCATTGTAAGCAGTAGTCCTAATGCCAGGCCAAAAATGAGCATCTGAAAATACAATAACCGTACCATTCTCAATGCCTAAGTTAACCCGTAATGGTTTGGGTGCAATCATGTCCCTTACCTCCACCGTATCCATGTTTTCTTTGTAATAAGCCTCCAACCTATTTCTTCTACTTTGTACCCCTCTGACAGACAATCCAAGGTTTTTGGCCATAATTGTTGGGTTTTTATTGAACATCTCAAACAGAGTAATGAACTCCATGTCGCTGTAGAACTTCATAAATGCTTTCTCCAGTAAAGAGTATATTTACCCCCCCACGGGATTGTGGGATTGAACAATTTAAAACCGCATGAAATTAATGAATTTGATGATGCTGGGTTGTCTGTTGTGTCTGTGATTAACCAATTCCATCCCAAGGCTCTTGCCTTACGTTCTCTCGCTTTGATAAGTTTCTTTTGTATCCCCTTGCCACGAAACGCTTTAGCAACTCCGCTACGACATAAATAACCACAATCGCCCCAACGAGCGCTAGGTACAAGCCCACAAAAACCAATACAAACGTCTCCATCAAAAGCTCCCCACCAAAAACCCTTTGACACATCGTAAACCTCATCTTGGGGTAAACATTGTTTTTGCATCTTGTTTAAAAGATGTTCATGAACAACATTATCCAAGGCTTTGATTTTCATGAAGTTATTGTCCTCAAGAAGTGTGACACATTTACGAAAAAAAAGGGAGTATTTAACTCCCTTGTTTATTTATAAAAAAACTAACTATAAATCCTTGTACCTTGTTTGTCTATTATCAATGCCTGTTTGCGAGGCTTACCATTTGGTTCATTGGGTACGCTAATATGCGTCCAGCGGTCAAACTCACGAATGATTTGGTCATAAGGTATGTCGGACGCTATGACAGCCTTTACAACCTCATCAGGAATCATGCCAGGTACACGAATATCACTAGCACACCCAATACGATGCTGAGAAGTATCTTTACTTCCAACTGCGTCATTAATCTGCTTAGACCTAAACGCTGAGTTAACCATAATTGGCTTGCCGCCAAGTAATCCTTTAACTTGTTCAAGCAATTCTGCCAAACGTTTAAGATTGTTTTTTTCAAGATCGTTAGGTACATTTTCAAATTCCCTATGGTCAGTTACTGTTAATTCTTCTAATGTAAAATTTTTGGTAAGTGTTGTCATTTTGGTACAGAATTGTGAATCATGGTGTCTTTGGCCTGTGAACCAGCAGAACTACCAAAATAAAAAGAAAGAACTAGCATTAAAGCACCATCTAAAGTACCCAACACACGGGCTATAAGCTCACGCATTGAGCCATCAATAATGTGCGTTAACAAAAACCATTGCACGATTGCCCACGCCAATACAATCATAATTGACAATGTAGGCGGTACATAGCTTTGGGTGCTGATTTGCATTTGTCTAGCAGAAGTACGGTCAGCTACCGCCAACTTCTCGAAGTCCAAACCCATTTCTTGTGCTCTAGCTTTAAGAGCAATCTCAGCAGTTTGTAATGATGCTATTTGGTCGGCAGTCATCTTGCCTGAATTGATGGTTTCTTGCACTTGGGCAGGGTCAACGCCAATAGCTTTGGAAACGGCCTCAACCGCCATACCCGCCAATGGACCACCCAAAGCCGTGGCTATCGTAGGTGCTATAGTCTTTAACCAATCCATATCTACTCCTTAAAGTCGTATTTGGGTTTTATTCTTCAATGTGGTATTTAGACTTTTGGTAACTTCTATATACGCTGTATTCCACTAAAACAAAGGTCAGTACCCATATAAGAACTGATACGCATATAGCGGCTCGTACACTATATTTCTCGATGAGAACTTCCCGTTTTCGTTTAGCCAGTTCAATAGCCTTTTTTTTTGACGTTCCAACTCATTGCGTTCTTTTTGAACGACTTGGCGCATCTTGTCAAATTCTTCCCAAAGACCTGGCAAACCAATCTGATAAATAATCATTTCTCTTAATTCGGTTTCCATTTTTTGCAATTCCCGTGTACGCATTACACGATTCATCGCTTCTTCATTAACATTTATGTTTACTTTTGGAGTATCTTTTGCTTCTTTTTCAGCAGCGACTAAATCTTCTTTATGTTGAAAGAACCGACCCAAATGCCCTGTTATCTCACCAATGATCTGTGAGACATCCTTACCATCTTCTTTAAACTGTTGGTATATCTCCACGGCATTTCTAATGCCTTCGTGGGCTAATTTACAGCCCTGATATACCGCCATTAACTCAATCATTTGAGTAACTTTTCACCAAGAAAATGAAGTAAACCACCAAACAATGACGCTAATGTCATTCCAACCCAAAGGCCACCTTTTGATTTATTGGCCATAGCTAATAGACATTTAATATCTGTTGACATTTCTGAGACTTGAGATTCAAGCATCTCAACTTTAGCAATCAATTGGCCGTATTGGATTGGATCAATGTTGTTCATGTTATGTCTTCTGTATAAAGGCTAACGCATAATAGAGAGGGTTATTTGTTCCTGCACTTGTTACAACACCGCTAGATGCAAAACCACCGTTGTTACCAACTGAGTAAGAATTACCAGCACCAACAACAAATCTGTCTCTTAGGTCAGGAGTACCATTAGAGCCATTACAAAGAACATAACCAGTAGGAATAGAACCAATAGACCCGCTCCACATAATGATCCCGCCTGCTGGTACGGCAGAGACTGACGGGGTTGTTCCAATAATTCCATATAGGTTATCAAGTGTTTGAATGACATTGTTTGATGAATCAGTAATAATAAATTTATAGTTATATCCGCTAGTAAACCATATCTCAGATGGCGTTCTGCCGTCCGTACCTAGTACGATGGGATTGGTGTTAGCCGTAGCGCCTGAACTGTCTGTATAGGTCGCTTGGGGCGTGCTAGAACCTGCTTGGTAAGTATAGATATACCCACCAGCCAAAGGTACGTTAGGGATTGTGCTTGATAGGAATTGAAAACCATTTCCTACAGGTGATAAATTGACTGCCATTATGGTTTACCTTTTACGTTAATTGTTCCAAGATCGCTTAATGTTTGTGGATTAGCATATTCTTGCACTTTTTTAGCTTTTTTGCCGCCTTGATATTGTTTGTATCCGTAATTGGCAATTGTTGCAATTGGTGCTGGTACGCCAGTAAGCGCAGAAGATGCAGCCATTTCGGTTAATGCAGATAACAATGTAGATGTTGTTCCTGATGTGTTTACAGTACCTTGTGGAACTGTTTGCAAATCTTTTGTGAAATCATTTATTGTTCTAAAACGCTCTGCTTGTTTAGAACCAAATAAAAAATCTAATTTTCCACTTTTGTCTAATGCTTTAATTTCTTTATCTAACGCAGCAGTTGATACATAAGGCTTGCCATTAATATCACGGCCAACACCTTTAGTAGATTCTTTCATTATTTTGTCTGCTGTATAGCCACGCAATTCTTTAGCTATTTGTTGACCTTCAGGTCCCATTTTTTCTAAAAGTGTGAATACTGCTTTTACATCTTCACCAGTGCCTTTAAAAATTAATTTGTCTGCAAGACTTTCTAATGGTACTACACGGTCAGTTGTGCCACGTTTTAATTTATTGATGTCTCTAATAATTCCTTGATCTGTGAAGTCAGCTTCAAATGCAGCATTTTTAGCACGTGCTTGTTTATATAAATCACCACCAGCATTTTCAGTTGATGCGTCAATTTCTTTTCGCAAAAGTTTACTTAATCTTATAGACCCTTTTTTAGTTGGATCAGCTTCTTCGTTAATTAATTTGCGAATATCTTCCATTGAATTAATTGGAATTTGTCCTGTACCTTTGGGGTCATTAGCTTTTAACTCCTCCTCAACAATCGCATACAAAGGATTTTGTGCTTTTTTAGTTGGCCGTCCTTGTGTTTCTTTTTGAATCAAATCAGTTATGCTTTTGTAAGAAACAGGTTGTGCTGTTTCACCAGCATCTTGTGCCAATTTATAAGTATCAGATACTTCTTGATAACGTTGGTTTTTATATTTTCCGACAGTATCAGCTACTGATTTACCAAACTCAGGCAAATCCATGCCAACCATTTCAGCTCCAGTAGCATCAACTTCCGCTTGCAAATTACGTTGCAATTTATCATTTTGCATTGCATATTTTTCTTGCAACGGTTGACCATATTCAGGACTTTTAGCACTTTCACGCTCAAACATAACATCACCAGGATTGCGTGTAATTTGGCTTTTTGTTAAATCGTCACCCATAGGTATAAGCAATTCATTGCCACGTTCTTGGCGTAATCTTGCCGCATCTACTTCAGCTGCCCCCATGCCTTTTATGGCTGGCGTTGGTTCGTAACGAATTTTTGGTAATCTTTGTTTAGCTTTTTCAAACGCTTCTTGCATTGGTTGTACGGCAGTTTTTGCACCTTCACCCATAATGCCTAATTCTTTACCTACAACTTTACCCGCTACACCAAGACCTTTTCCAACAACAGGAGCACCAGCAATACCCGCAAGCCCCATGTAATACTCAACATCTTGTTTAGGTACACCTGTTGCTTGTGAAATGTAATCTGCACCTTTACCAATATTTTCACCAATAAAATTCATTAATTGTTGTGTTGCTTCGCCTTTATAACCTGGCGTTTCAGTAACACCAAATGCTTTACCAAATGGTTTGTCTACTGCGCTTACCACTTGTTGTTGTGTTTTTCCAGCTTCTTCAGGTGTTTGACCAAAAGCTCTAGCACCCGCATAAGTGGCCATTCCAGCAACTGATGGTATTATTCCACCAACAGTAACATCAGCTAATGATGCAGCACCTTGTCCAAGTTTTGATAAGAAACTAGTAGCGCCTTGATCTATTTTTGGTGCTGATGGCTTTGCCTTATAAGCATCCATTACTGCTTGATTTAATAATTCAGGCTCGTAATCATTTGTTTCACCAACCGTACCCGCATTTTCATTAAATGTGCTTAATGGATTTTTTTTAGGCGCAACTAAATCTTCATTTTTAAATGATTTCTTTTTGCCATAAGCAGAATTAACCGCTTGATCTAATGATTCAACAGAAAATTCATCCATTATTGACCCTTAACAAGATTATTCAGGCTTCCTGCTTTAAGTAACAATTTCTTATATCCATCTGAATTAGGCCCACCCAATGAATCTACTATTGTTTTAATTTCGTCATTGTCTTTATTTCTAACAGCATCCATCAATCTTATGGTGTTTACATCCGCTAAAGATGCCCATTTATTTGTAAATTCACGCCCTGCTAATGGGTTATTTCTAGCACTAGCAATTGATTTATTAAGACCTTGATTAAATAAATCTGTACTTGTTGATAAAGCACGATTAATCCTAGCAGTAGATTTAATTGCGTCTTTAGTCCATTCTGTTGTTCCTGATACTTGACCCGCTAAGTTTCTAGCGGCATCAGTACCCAAACCTGATGATGTGGCCAAATTAGCAGTTTCCAAAGCCATAAAATGACCTAATTTTTGCAAATTATCAGTTTCATTTGTTGTAAATGGAATAGCTGCATATCCACCACCCAATTTAGCAAGTGCTTGTGCCCCTGTACCTGTTAATGTTTGATCTGCTAATTTAATAATTTGATTGTTATTAAACTGTGTTTGATTTACACCTAAAGCTGCTTTATTAGATTGTGCTTGAACATTTCTTGCTGCACTTATTGTTTCAGGGGTTTCGTAGGGCAATCTAACTGGTGCATTTGATTGTGGCATTATTCCTTTTGGAGCACCCGCAGGAATAGGTGGTTGATTTGAAGGCGCATTTGCTTGTGGATTAACTCCAGCAGGTATAACTTGTTCACCAAGCAATGTGCCATCAGCAGAATAAACTAATGTTGTTGGATTGCCTTCAGGATCAACTCTACCAGTTGGTACGTATCTTTGACTTGGACCAAGTTCTTGTTTAAACGCTTGAATTGGTTTGTTTTGTTGAAATTGTGATGTAGGTACTAAATTTTGATAAGAACCTGTAGATACTCCAGTAGGTGTTGCATTTAATTGTGAGAATTGCTGGGTATTTGCACCCATGTTTACAATGTTTTTCAATGTTTGTGGTAATAAATCAGGTTTGTGTAAAGCAATATCAGTTAATTTGTTTGTATAAGCATCAACAGTTTTAGCATCAATACCTTTGTTTTCTAAATTCTTTTTCATATCCAATATAGCATCATGGGCGGCATTTTTTTGATCTTCGCCTTTATGTGCTATATGAATTCTTGGATCGGCTAATAAAGCACCAAATCCACTAAGCATTTCATCAGATTGTTTAGTGTTTAATTCGTATAGTTTTGCTTTTGTTCCTATTTTAGCTTGGGCAGCCGCTTCTTCTGCGGATGTAATTGTTGGTTGTTCAGTACCTTGTTGTTGTCTAGATAA